GATCGCTCAGAACGACTCCGACTACTGGAACCGACAGTACCTGGAGGTTGGAAAATGGCTAAACGAGGTAGAGAGCGCGGACGCTCGCGGCGCGCCCAGCCCGCCGCCCCCGAAAGGGGCAACGATGTTACCCTTGTCGGATTACGCCGCCCAGGTCGTGAGCCGACACCAAACCGGGACCCGTTCACAATCGGAACGGCGCTCCAACGCGCCCGAAGTGACCTGGCACGGAACCGAACAGGATCGGGAAGCCTTCCGGCAATCGATGCGGGCCCGGGCCAAACAAACAACACCATTCCGCCGCAAAGTCGACAGACGCGGCCCGTTAGAATGGTGAAACAGGCTGACTCGGATATGAACCTGGCTAAAGCCAGGACATGTTCGACCAGGCCGCGCAACACGCGCGGAAACGGGAACGGACGTCCGTTCGTTCCCTGGTGTAAGTGAAAGGGAAAACACCTTGGAAGCTATGATCAAGAAAACCCTGACGGTGGCTCTGCCGCTGATCATCGGCGCAATCGGTGGGATGTTCTACGCAGCCTATCCGATGCTCCACGCAGCCTTCTGCGTGGTGCGCTGATGGCGTTTTTCGCGTCACCCCTGGGCGGCGCGGTCCTGAACCTGGGCACCAATTTGCTGTCCGGGCTTTTTGGTTCACGCAGTGCTAAAAAGCAGGCCGCGCGCGACTACGTCATCCAACAACGGCGGTTCGTAGACCTGCGAGCCGCCGCAGAAGCGGGCGGCTTCAACCCGCTGACCGCGCTCGAATCGGGCTACCAAAGCCCTCTTAGCGGGGGCGGCGGTGCGCCGCCCCTAGCTTCCACGGCCCTGGTGCAATCTTCGCTCCAGGGCTTCGCGGACGTTTTCAGCGGCAAAGCCGCCCAGGAAATGGCCCGCGATAAACTCGACCTGGAACTGGGCAAACTTGCCCTGGAGACAGGTCGTGCCAATCTGGCGACCCTGACCAGGCCAAGCGCGGTTCGCGCGATGCCAGGCGGGTCCACCTTGGGGCGCAACACGACAAAGGTTCCGAACGGAAGCAAAGTCGAGGTGCCGACCTTCACTTTGGGGATGCCAGATTTCTACAACCGACCTGTTCCGGCCCCGGTCCTGCCGGAACCGGAAATCGTCAACACCTCGGAAACCTATACCAACGATGGGAAAACAACCGACGTCCAGGTCGGGCCGGACCCAGAAGAATGGTTCTCCGGGCTGTTCATCGAAGCCCAAAACCGCGCCAAGCGGGATGCGGGCTTTGTGAACAGTGACGAAGGCCAGTCGGGCCGCGCTAAGCGGTTCCCGACTGCCGCAATGGAGTGGGTAGACATGCCCACCCGATTCCGTGCTGGCGCTTCGGGCCAGCCGGCTATCCGTGTCCCAGCCGTGCGCGGCTGGTTCTCCGAAAGAACCGCTTATCAGATGAGGAGCCAATAAATGGCGAGACAATCCCAAAGCCCTGTGACCTTCGGGAACACGGTACGCCCGGAAACCGGGATCACGATGTCCAGCGGGCGCGCTGGCGTCGTGGTGCCGGTTACCTTCTTCCCACTTTTCCCAGGCGATTCCGCCTCGGGGAGAGTGGCCATCGACATCGAGCTGGCAGAAATGCCGCGTCCGTTGCTTAACGGCGTGTCGGCCAACTTCCAGGCCTGGGTCTATCCCAAAGAGGCCCATCCCAAATTCGCGGGGACCGACGAGGTCATGCACGCCTTTACGGGTGAGCCGATCAAAGGCCTGGGCTTCGCAGACCGAACCCCGCCTCCGTTTTTCGACGTGCTGACAGGCACCCCGAAAACGACAGCGGCGGCGTCCGACTTGTTCGTGACGCTCGGTCTGCACATCCCAACGGGGTCAGACATCAATGCTGACCTGGTCGATGCCTTCGTGCAGATTTACAACTTCCGCCTGGCCGCGCATTCTTCGCGGCTTGAACGGCGGAAGTATGCTGTCGAGGACATCGCAGAAGCCTGCGCCCTGCCGCCCGCATTCTGGCCCACCGGACGGTTCTCCACCGTGGTGCCAGATTATGAGCGCGCCCTGGTCATCGGATCGATGGACCTGGACGTCGCGGCGGGGCTTCTCCCGATTGACGGCTTCGGCCTTCGGTCCGGCTCGCCGTCCGTCGCAGGCGAAACCATTCGCGAAAGCGATGGATCGGTGTCTACTGGCGTCACGGCGATCGCTGGCGCCAACATCTACAGCGCCGCAGGCTTCGCCATGCGGACGCGGGGCACCGCGCCCAACATCTTCCCTGACCTGTTCGCTAACATGGCGGGGCAACAGGTGGTGTCGTCGCTGGCCGCAATCGACAAGGCGCGCGTGACGCAGGCTTTCGCCAAGTTGCGCGCCGCCTATGCGGGCAACGATACGACAGGCTTCGACAACGACGATGCCCTCGTCGCCATGCTTATGCAGGGCCTTGAAGTGCCAGCCGACCAATACAAGCGCCCGTGGCTGCTCGACAGCAAGCGCGTTCCGGTCGGCTTCGCGGAAAGGTTCGCCACAGATGCAGCGAACCTTGATCAATCGGTTACGCAGGGTCGCGCTGCCGCGACCCTGAGTTTGAACGTTCCCAAGCTGAACTACGGCGGCATGGTTGTTGTGACGGTAGAGGTTCTGCCTGAGCAAATCCATGAACGCCAATCGGATGAATTCCTGCTCACGACTACCGTGGCAGGGCTTCCGAACGCGTTGCGCGACGTGCAACGCACCGAACCCGTCGATGTGGTTCTTAACCGCCGGATCGATGCGAAGCATACGACGCCAGGCGGCACCTACGGTTATGAGCCGATGAACCATCGGTGGCGTCGCGAGGCGACACGCCTCGGCGGGGCCTTCTACCAGGCAACGCCAGGCGCAGCCTGGACGGAACAACGGTCGGCCATTTGGCAGACCGAAATCGTCAACCCCGTCTTCGACGCTAATCATTACCTGGCACCAGTCGACTTTCCTCACGACGTGTTCAGCGACACTCTCGCGGACGCGTTCGAGTTCGTCGCCCGTCACCAGGTCGCGGTCAGCGGTCTCACCCAAATGGGTGACATCCTGGTCGAGAACAGCGACGACTACGAAACCGTGCAGGAGACAAACTAATGCGGTTCAACGCTTACGACTGGAAAGAGGTCAAACCGAATGCCAAAATCAAAGCCCCGCAAGGCCGCCTGCGGCTGCGCGCAAGCAAGCCGTCGGCCTTCTTCGTCACCATCGAAGGGTGCGAAGCCCTGGCGGGCTGCGGCTACGAAGTCGACATCACGGCGCAAGGCCGGATGACGTTCTTCGTTGAGGCTCCCGAAGGAACACGTGTGTTCCTGGAGGAGCCGACCAGGGAAAGGATCGAACCGAAGGGTGAGGTCTTTACCAACCTGGATCGTAAACCGATGGAATCGGGGTCGGTCCAGGCTGTCCGCCAGGCCATGCGCGATCTGCAACTGATGCAGATGCAGCATCGCAAGGAAATGGCGGCAGAAGCGCGGGCAATCCGCGCACAACGCGAAGCGGCCAAAAGCGAAGCGAAGGCCGCGAAGCTAAATGCGGACAACGCGCCGCCTGACCAGGAGAAGCCCAAAGAACAAAATTCCGCCAATCCGGCGGAATAAGGGACAAGGTCCACGACCAGGGCGCGGGTTTAGATCTAAAAACCGCGCCCTGGTCAGAACAATATTCTTTGGAGTGCAATGAAATGAGCAAAGCGAAAGCCATTCAGATGGTGCAGGATTTCCCTGCGCCAGCCTTCGTTAAGATCATCGCCCTGCTGATGATCTGCCGAATCCTCGGAATCGAGGTCGGCAAATGAAACGAATGACCAATTTCTTTCAACAGCTTGCCGGGGGGCGTCTCGCCAACCTGAGCAAGTTCAAACTGGCTGTCGCCCAGGAGCGCGCCGCTGGCGACGCCCAGGGCCAGGCCTTTGAACGGTTCGCAGGCGTCCATACGGACGACATAGCGGACCGCTCCCCAGCCCGCCTCGTGATGCCGTCTCTCATGACGGCAGAACCGACGTTGCGCCAGCATCAGCGGGCCGACTGGCAGCATACCGACCCCAGGCTCCGCCTGTGGGCGGCGAAGTTCATCGAGGCGGCCAGGCGGCGGGGTATCCCGCTGTACGTGCATTCGGCCTTTAGGACGAAGGCAGAAC